CAACGGCTAAGCCAGAAAGCGGCAACGGTAAAACTGTCGGTTTTCATCTGTCCAGTTTGTACAGCCCCATTGGTTGGCGCAGCTGGGCCGAAATCGCCGCTACTTGGGTGGCCGCACAGGGCAATGATGCAGCATTAAAATCGGCCAAAAACACAGACCTTGGTGAGACCTGGCAAGAAACCGGTGAGGCCCCGGACTGGCAGAGGATTTATGACCGGCGCATAGCGTGGAAGACGGGAACGGTGCCGAAAGGTGGTTTGTTCTTGACCGCAGGTGCCGATGTTCAAAAAGACCGAATTGAAATCGATGTATGGGCCTGGGGCCGTGGGCTGGAAAGCTGGCTCATTGATCACATCGTGATCGAGGGTGGTCCTGGCGATGCCGGTGCCTGGACCGCGTTAAGTGAACTCCTTGGTCAAACCTGGTCCCATGAGACCGGAGCGGCTCTTCGGATTTCCAAGCTGGCCATCGATACCGGTTATGAAACCCCAACGGTTTACAGTTGGGCCCGCAAGGCTGGGTTCGCGCAAGTGGCTCCGGTTAAGGGCGTTGAAGGATTTAACCGCTCAAGCCCGGTCTCGGGGCCAACCTATGTGGATAGCACCAATGCCGGTAAACGCCTGCGCCGGGGTGCACGTCTCTGGACCGTCGCGGTTTCCACCTTCAAGGCCGAGACCTATCGGTTCCTGAGGTTGGATCGCCCGACCGATGAAGAACGGGCGGACGGTGCGACCTATCCGCAAGGCTCTATTCATCTGCCCACCTGGGTTGAAACCGAGTGGATTAAACAATTGGTCGCCGAACAACTGGTAACGGTTCGAACCAAACGCGGCTTTACCCGTCTTGAATGGCAGAAGCTGCGCGACCGCAATGAAGCCCTTGATTGTCGGGTTTATGCCCGTGCTGCCACCTGGATCATGGGTGCCGATCGTTGGTCGGACGCCCGTTGGCAACATTTAGAAGATCAATTGAATATTCACGCCGGTGATGATCTCTGCGTTGAGCCCGTGGAAGCCCTCGAGGCCCGACATGGTGGTCAAATTGTAAGGCCGCATGCCTCACACCGCCGGGTGATCACAAGCGGATACATGAACAGGTAATACAATGGCGACCACGGAAGAACTTACGGCAAAGATTGAGGCACTGAAGTCTCAACGTGCCAGCGGCGTTGCCCGGGTCAGCTATGACGGCAAAACCATCGAATACCGGGGCGACAGTGAAATCGTCGCGGCCATTCGAGACCTTGAGCGTGAGCTTTCGAAGCTTAACGGCACAGAACCTGTTCGCCAGATCAGAACCTTTTCCTCAAAGGGCTATTAAACGATGCCGTTCTTGCAAAATTTACGCACCCTGTTTGGGCGTTCAAAAATCCGCCAAATCAGGGCGATGGGCTTTGAAGGCGCGCAAATGGCCCGACGCTTGTCGACGTGGCGATCAGGATCTGAAGGGATTAATGCCGCCGTTCGACAAGGTGGTGATGTCCTGCGCGCTCGATCTCGCGATCTTGTCCGCAACAACCCTTATGCATCCAACGCGGCCTCAAGCTTTGCGGCCCATTCCATTGGTGCTGGCATCAAGCCATCCAGCCTGGTCGAAGATGCCGAGCTCAAGGATCGCATTCAACGACTGTGGCTAGCCTGGACCGATGAGGCGGACGCGGATGGATTAACCGATTTCAATGGCCTCCAGTCCATGGCGGCGCGCGCCGTGTTTGAGGCTGGGGAATGTTTTTTCCGGTTACGGTCCCGACGGTCTCAGGACGGGCTGTCCGTTCCACTTCAACTTCAGCTGCTGCCATCTGAGCAATTGCCATTATCGCACTGTGAGACCTTGCCCAATGGCAACGAGGTCATCTTCGGTGTTGAATTCGACAAATTAGGCAGGCGCGTTGCCTACCATTTTCTAAGACGTTCTCCTGGCGATGTTCGCCAACCAACTGGCACCTCCCGTGTTCGTGTCCAGGCCAATCAAGTGCTTCATATATTTAACCCGGTGGCCGAAGGACAAATACGAGGGGTTCCGTGGTTGGCTCCAGCCATGGCCAAGCTGTGGCTGCTCGATCAATATGATGATGCGGAACTGGATCGCAAAAAAGTCGCGGCCATGTTTGCCGCCTTTGTTACGCGCCCGGCACCGGAAGATGTCATGGGTGAAGAAGGTCTTCCTCGCGATGATGACGGGGCGGCACTGTTGGGATTGCAGCCTGGTACCATGCAGTTGTTGTTGCCGGGTGAGGATATCAAGTTTTCTGACCCTGCCGATGTTGGCGGATCTTACGAAGCCTTCCAATACCGAACCTTGCTGGCCTGTTGCTCTGCCATGGGTGTGCCCTATACCAATGTCACCGGTGATTTGCGTCAGGCCAATTATTCAAGCCTACGCGAAGGCAAGCTCGAGTTCCGCCGACGCATGGAGCAGTTCCAGCACAACGTGATGATCTTTCAGATGTGTCGCCCGGTATGGCGACGCTGGATGGAAAACGCTGTGCTGTCTGGCGCGTTGGGCATTACTGATTTTACGACCAGCCCGGGGCTATATCTTCCGGCCAAATGGATCCCGCCAAAATGGGATTGGGTTGACCCTCTAAAAGATCGCAAGGCTGAGATAGAGGCCATCAATGCCGGTCTTAAATCCCGCTCTGATGTCATCGAAAGCGAAGGCTTTGACGCCGAAGAAGTAGATCGGCGGATAGCTGCGGACCGGGCGCGAGAAGAAGCTCTTGGCCTGAAGTTTGAGAAAGACGCCAATTTTTCTTCCCTGGTTGAGGAAAATCAGTCGGACACCCCTTCAAAAGCATCTGCCGCTTAAAGGAATTCACATGAAAACATGGTTTACAGCGCGTGCCAGCGATGGCGTCGCGGAACTCACTATCTATGACGAAATTGGGGCCTACGGGGTGCCAGCCAAGGCTTTCATAGAAGAGATGAAAGCTTTAGGTGGTGTCTCCGAGTTGACGCTGCGGATTAACAGTCCGGGTGGCTCTGTCTTTGATGGCATCGCCATTTATAACGCGCTCAAAAGGCACCGGGCCAAGATCACCGTCACGGTGGATGGCTTGGCCGCTTCCATTGCATCTGTGATTTTGTGCGCGGGAGATGAAGTGGTCATGCCCAAAAATACCTTGATCATGATCCATGATCCGTCGGCTGTGGTGATGGGTAGTGCTCGGGATATGAGATCCATGGCGGAAGCCTTGGACAAGATGCGTGATGGCCTGGTTTCCGCTTATCAGAATAAGACTGCCCGCGATCAATCCGACATTACCGACTGGATGGCTGAAGAGACCTGGTTCGATGCCAATGAAGCACTGGAAGCAGGCTTTGCCGATCGCATCGAAGAGCCCGTCGCCATGGCTGCCACCTTTGATCTTTCAAAGTTTACCCGAGTGCCACCCGCATTGGCATCACTCCCCCATCAAACATCCCCCCGACGATCATCAGAAAACACGGAGACGAAAATGACCGAGAAACCCAATCCGGAACCAGCAAAAAATGAAGTCGAGAAAGTTCTGGCAAAAGACGCGGCTCAACCCCCATCGGATGACAACGTCATCGATCTGGATCAGGTCCGCGCTCAGGAACGCAAAGCCACGCTGGCCTACGTAAGCGAGATCAATCAGCTCTGTGCCTTGGCGGGATCACCCGAGATGGCTTCGGAGTTCATTGCCAAAGCGACATCTCCGGAAATTGTCCGAACGAAACTCTTGGAAGCTCGCGCCGAGGAAGATGACGCATCTGCCGTCAGTGCCACAGGCCGAAGCCAAACACCCAAGCCCAGTGAGCCTGCAATCGATACCGCTGCGATTTATGCGGCGCGCAACAAATCTGTTCGATAGAGGAGTAACCCATGCCTGTCATGACTGAAGGCCAGCACACTGGCGAATTCATCGTTTCTGAAGGAAACGGATCCATTAGTCGAGAAACCGTGACCATTTTAAACGGCCGAACGCTGGATACGGGGGCTGTCCTTGGGCAGGTCACGGCAACTGGCAAATACCGGGAAGTCGACCCCGCTGCTATCACCGGTGCGGAAATCGCTGTGGCCGTTCTGTTTGAGGCTGTCGATGCCTCAGGCGGTGATGCACCCGGGAACATTATTTCCCGGCTTGC